TATAAAAAAACCCTAATCTTGTATATATTAGGGTAAAAAAGGTCTGATTTTGAGTATTACTATGGTCTTACACATGTTGGGGATACACACACAACCACTCCCCTCAGATGCCTCTCCTTCAGTATATCATAGGCAGGTTACATAGGTCAAATATGTATTATCAGAACTCAGTAGGATTGCCTTCGAAGTCAACAACTTGTCCAGGGGTATTACCTGCATAAGTCATAGTCTCATCTGTAGCGATAACATCAAGAATAGAAAGAATCTCTTCTCCGTTGTTACCTTGCTT